TATCATTCGGATATAGTGAAAGGCTTGCGATTCTGTACTTGCTTTCCTTTTGGCTTTTCTTAATTTTAACATTGTTGGCATTGGTGTCTAATAGTTTCATTTTGGATATTCCTTTTTCGTTTTAGATTTACAGATTTAAAGGTTGATATTTTGGGGTGGTTAGTCCCGCCCTTAAATCTGCCTATTAATAGAAAGCAAAAAAATCATTTGTTCAAGATATTATTTTTATTAATTAAATTTTTTAAAAAAAATAATTATTGCCTGGCTGTAGGAGTTAGGCATTGATTAGTTAAGTTTTATCGGTACGCTAGTTAATACCAGGCCCGTATATGAACTATTGACGTGCGAGTAAAAAGAGAACAAGATAGGAACATTCAACAATGGGAGATTTTATGATTTTAAACCCGATTCAAGCCAGGGAAGTTGGAGAGGCGTTGTTAGATGCATCCGATGAGATTAACAAAAGCCATAAAACACAGGCAATTGTTACTGTAAAAAACAATGCCGTGTCTGTTCCGTACAACGATGATGTACAAGATCTTTACGAAACAGTTTGTATAATACAGGTATAATACGGTTGTCGTGCGAGTAGTTCTTAATTGGCCCTTAGGGGCCTTTTTTGATTCTAGCATAAAAAAACCCCTCGCTAACGAATCAACGAGGGGCTTCCACTAGCAAGGAAGACGTAAGCTGGGAGTTGCTTACAAAATCACATTAACATGACCACTAACAAATGCAAGTTTTTATTTTAGTTATTGACATTACTAATGCCCCTTAGTTAAGTACCCCTAGGCTCATAACCTAGGGAGAGTAAAATGGGACAAGTAAAGTACATGAGAAGCAAGGTACTGGGTGACGGAAGTACTGTTTGGCTAGTAAACCCACCACGTTATGTAAAAGAGGCCATTGGTGCTGCTTATGAGCAGTGTACCGATAGGCTTGATGCAAAATATAAAGCTGAAAAGATTGCAGAGCAGTATTCAGATTATAAACGCAAAGAAAAGCGTGACATTTACATTAACCAAGACACTGTTTTAGGTTTAGTTGTTCAATATAAGAACACTAACTCTTGGAATAAACTACAACCCAACAGTCACAGAACATATGATCAGCTTTTGCGTTCTATTTTAAGAATGAGAATTGGTAACTCTACCAAATTATTCCAAGATATGATGGTACGTCACATAGACGTTGCTTATGTTGAAACTTTATATTCCCAACTAAGCAAAGATATTAGTATGCATAGGGCTAACCATACGTGTAAGGTGCTGCGCCGTATATGGACAGTTGGCGAGCGACTTGGATTAACTAGAGCTAATCCATTTAAGAATATGGGTATAAAAAGTACCCCTTCACGTAAAATCCTATGGGAACCAGAGCAAGTTCATACGTTTGTCGATAAAGCAGACGAAATGGGGCTACCGTCTATCGGTACAATGGCCCTGCTATGCTATGATCTTTGCCAAAGACCAGGAGATATGCGCCAGTTAACGTGGAAAAACTTCGACAGTGAGTCTTTTGCTTTTGTTCAAGAGAAAACTAATACAGGAGTAGATATTCTTGCTTCCCCAAGATTAGTGGAACGAGTAAAGACGATAAAGTCTGCTTCTTGGCATGACAACATAGTCTACTACGAGAAGACAGGCGTTCCATACGACAGACGCCAGTATAACAAAGTATTCTGTATTATCAGAAATGCCGCTGGTTTACCTTCTCACCTACAATTACGTGATTTACGCAGAACTGGTGCTACTGAAATGGCTGAATCAGGCTGCACCAATACAGAGTTAAGAGCAGTTACAGGTCACAAGAGCGTAGATGTTCTATCTATCTATGTAAGACCTACAAAAAAACTAGCAGCAGCAGGTATCAACAAAAGGTTCGGATGAATGGATATAAACCAAGCAAGAATTGCCCTCGAAAAAGAGTTACAAAAGCTAACTAATGAACCAGTTCAGCCCTTAGTTGAGAGAATGATTGATATGGTTAAGGCTATACGAGTGGAATTGCGGAAAACAGATGGAAAATAATATAAAGATACATACTAAGCTGGTCGCATTAACACAACCAGTGTCGGACATCTCTGCTTCTAATGCAGAGGAGTTTATTGCATATGCCGCACGGGTAAGTAGTCCAAGCAACCAAAACAACCATGATACAGCGCAAGGTCTGTTAAGCTATTGTATGCGTAACAAGCATTGGTCTGTGTTCGAAATGGCAAATGCTATTGTAGAGGTTAATGCTCCACGGGACATAACCAGACAGTTGCTTCGCCACCGCTCTTTTTCTTTTCAAGAGTTTAGCCAAAGATATTCTGATGATGTTTATTTTACAGAGCGTGACTTCAGAAGCCAGGATACTAAAAACCGCCAAAACAGTGTTGATGATCTGTCTGAAACCATACAGCAAGATGCATGGGAAGATATATCGGTTATAACAGAAGTAGCCTTTGAAACGTACAGAAGTATGATTAAAGATGGTATTGCCAAAGAATGCGCCCGTGTAGTACTTCCAGAAGGGCTAACGATGTCTAAGTTGTATGTTAACGGAACACTACGCTCTTGGCTCCATTACTTAGATGTACGGGACGATGAAGGGGTAACGCAATTGGAACACGTATTATTAGCCCGTGCAATTAAAGACACTCTTAAACCTGCATTCCCTAAAATATTCTCAATGTAACTAAAACCAATAAGGAACCGACCAAATGGCTTACTATGAAGTGACACATTTAAACACCAAATTAACAGGTACTTTTTTTGCAACAACCCAAAAAGGTGCTGTATACGAGGCGGCTAGGCAGTGGGGTAATCAAGTCAAGGGGCAAGGTAAAGAATGGACTTCTGTTAAAGTAAAAGCTCCTAGAAAAGTGCCAGAGCCGCATATCTTGAAGAAATACTACATTTGCAAGACTCGCCGAAAAACCGCAAACACAGCAGAATTTGGTTATGGGGATTACCCAAGTTATACGCCTTACGTTGCTTTGGCTGTTGAGGCCGAAACACGGCGTTTAGCACAAAATAAAGCCAAGAAGCTTGACCCAAGATCAGGATATTCTTTTGGGGGGCAGTTTGGTAACTTAATTTATACAGACGCAAATTTACCGCAGTGGTTACGCACAGAATGGGAGAAGAATGATGATTTATGAAATAGAGCAAGGTATACCTCTACGTGCATCAGGAAAATGGACACGATTAGCTGAAAAAATGAAAGTTGGAGACAGTGTTTTGGTTGCTAATGACATCGAAGCTAAAGCTCTAAAATGTTCTATGATCTCTTATTATAAATCAAAAGGTATTAGTATCGGAACCGCCGCTAGAAACCAAAATGATGGTACGTTCAGAGTGTGGCGGTTAGAACCTAAACCAGTAAGGAACAAAAGAAATGACTAATAAAGAAACAATAATTGCAGCCTTAACGGAAGCACGTAAAACCAGCGAAAATAATGTTGATATGATAGCTGCAGCAACCTTTGCTCTAAACTCCGAATTCTTTGAGAAACTTGATGTAACATCAAGTGAAGCTGCTACAGAAATTGTAGCGGGTGTACTATACGAGCATACAAATGGGTTAGTCTTTGAATAAATGAAAAGGTAATAAGAAAGGAACCGACCAAATGAGTTTTAAAGCATATTTTATGAGCATAAATACCCCAAGAGAAATTGAGATAGTACATAACTATCTGGAAAAGTTTGAGGACATTGCATTTTTTAGTTATTATGCTGTGGCAAAGAAAGGTATTAATAAACCCTTTAAAGAGGGGCATACATTAGCCGCCATCACAATCGATAGAGCAGATCTAATAGAAGCGTTTTGTGAAGAAGAAGGGGGTGTATGCACCGTCAAAGAAATGCCGCTGTTTTGCCGCTTAGATGGTATGCCTACTTACAAGGACAATCGTCCAAAATTTATGGATATCAAAGAAGGTTACTTTTTAAGAAATGAGAAAAACTGATGGCTTATCAGAAAGATTATAAATTTGTATTTGATGATGGTGAGATTGCAACCTTGCAGGCAAAGGGCAAAGGGCAAGCTGCCATAATGCTTAGTGCTGTTTGCCAAGAGCGTGTAGGAGAGATTGCTAGTGGTACAGATGAAGATGGCAAAACCTTTAAAGCAAAGGTAGTAAGAATCGGGTAAAAAAAATCAGTTGACATACCAAAACGAATACTTTTATAAACTTTACTATACTTTGGAAAAAAAACCTAATGTTTTCAACACCATGGTAGGCCCGAGAGGACTTGAACCTCTGACCAATCCGTTATGGGTAAACCTAATGAAAACAATGGGTTACAGACGCTAAAGGTTACTAGGCCCATAACTATGCCACTCAATAAAGTGCTTGACTTATGTTAAAATGCCTGTAGCCTGCGGCTAACACGCCAGGGTTAGTAATAGCCACCTAACTAAGAGGCACTAAGAATGAAATTGCCAAAAAGAAAAGAACTGCAGGGAACAGAGTATTATAAAGCCCGTCAAACCTTCTTATGCAAATCCTGCCTAGAAACTGTAATAAAAGGTAAGCCTGCAGTTTTGATTACTTATATTACTAATCCAACCAAACTTACTGGCTGGAAAGAATTAGATGAAGAAAGCATAAGAGATGGTGTCTTATTGTTTGAAGATCTTTGCACTCACTGTGGTGAGATATTTAAAACAACTCATAAAATAAAACAAAGCAATGACTGATTATAAAGATCAGTTAGCTTGGGTTAAAACCTTATCTATAAAAGAAGGTGGTAGGGTAACAACTGACTGTATCTTTTGTGGCGGTACAAATAAATTCACTGCAGATAGATTTGACGGTAAAATTATATGGAACTGCTATAGAGCATCCTGCAATGTCAAAGGTATTTATTCTGGGCAAAGGAATGTAACTGCAGTTAAGGCAAAGCTATCTGGAAATTCAATACAAAGACACAAGCCTGAAGCTAAACCGATTCCTTCAATCACAACAAATATATCAAACAGTGATACTGCTATAACTTACTTAAAAAAAGTTAATAGCTACGAGGCATACATAAGGGGCGATATAAAGATCCGTTATGCCCCAACAGAGGGTAGGGTACTCTTTTACAATAAAGATCAAACTGGTGCTGTAGGCCGCTCTTTAAAATCTGTACGAGCTAAGTGGTGGAGTTACGGTGAATTGTCTGAAGGTATTCATGTTGGTAATGGATCTCATGCAGTTTTAGTTGAGGACGTTGCGTCAGCTTGTGCGGTAAGTAACTTAGATGGCTTTACGGGCATAGCTATACTGGGTACAAATATAACTAAACCCATAAAAAAGTCACTTAACTATTACAAAAAAGTAACATTAGTTCTTGACAATGATGCAAGTAGTAAATCAATAATGCTATCAAGAAGTATAAATTGTAATGTACGGCTAACAAAGCATGACCTTAAATATTTATCTTCTGATAAGATAAGAACGATATTAAAATGACTAAGTAGAATGGTATAAACTATACATATATCAGCAAGGGTAGGAAGATATTAACAATGGCAAAGAGAAGAACAAACGAACAAAAGACCGTTCGTAATCGAAGTAAAACAGGCGCAGGTCAACTTACACGAAATACTGGCATGACTCTGTGGGAGTTTAGACAAAGACCAGGACGAGCTTACAATGGTAAGCCACCCGTAAGTGTAAACGGATTATGGTTGATGATCAGTGCGGTTGGTTTATCGACTTATGGAGCGTTGGCTGGAATAAGAGCCTCATCCTTTCCAAACCCTGTATTAGCACCCCCTCTCCAAAATAAAAATTGTACACCTACTAGAGAGCGTTCTGCATTCGGATCGCTGACGATAGGTGCTGGGAATATAGTAATCACAGGTGACTGTGAAATTTATGACAAACACTTTTAGAGTAAATTAGGGGACTAATGTTATGAAATGCCGTGGAATTGTTGTTATAGACTACAACATTGAGGGTAGTTTTTTAGAAGCTGCTGAAGAACAGAAAAAATTACAAGAAGCAATTGGCTCAATATGTAAAGGCAATAAGCGTGTAACTTATTACCAAGTAGATATGAAAGAACGTAGAGGGGATCAAAGCCCTGATATTAAATCTATGAAATTTAGAAATAGCTAACTTACCGTTTTAAAACAATAAAAGTAAAAAAAGCCCTGATCGTGAGATTGGGGCTTTTTTTATTTCTACTATCTGCTATTACTCTGCCCCTAACTATGCCACATAGCAGGGAGCAGATAATGGAAGTACAATTAATAAAAACACTACTTAACAAAGATACTTATCTAAGCACTAAACCAAAATTAAGAAAGTCTATCTTCTCAGAAGATGCCGCAGTAATTTACAACATACTTAAAGAAACCCACACAAAATATGATACCGATTTAAAACCAGATGATTTATATTCTATCTGGATATCGGGGAACCCTGTCGCAACAACAGCAGAAATTAATGATTTTCGTGACACCATTGATGAACTAAAAAACTCAGATTTTATTACGCCAGAAATAGCAGAGGATGTAATAGAAAATTTGTGGCGGCGTGAAATTGGCAGAGACATTGCTAATTTAGGGCTAAATATGTCTGAAGGTGATCTTTCAGCCATGACACGGTTACAGTCGCTCCTTGAGAGAACTAAAGACAGTTATATGCCAGATGATTTTGGCGAACCGACAACTGATGATATTTATGAACTGTTAGCTGAAACATCTGACGAAAACAGATGGAAGTTTAATATCGAAACTCTTGCACGTAATGTATATGGTATTGGCCCTGCAGAATTTGGTATTGTATTTGCTAGACCAGAGACAGGGAAATCTGCATTTGTTATATCAATATGCGCTGGGCCTGGGGGCTTTTGCCAACAAGGTGCAAAGGTTTTGTATCTAGGCAATGAAGAAAAAACTACAAGAACTAAGTTAAGGGCTATCCAAGCTTGTAGTGGCATGACCCGTGAACAGATATCTGACAACCCTGATTTAGCTATGAGTAAGTATCTGGCTATAAAAGATCGTTTGATTATGAAGGATGTTCAAGAATGGGATCTGGATACTATTAATTCATATTGTGAAAAAATTAATGCAGACATTATTATTTTAGATCAATCCGACAAGATTAATATTTCTGGAAATTATAATGCCAGCCATGAACGGATAAAAGAATTATATAGAAGTTTACGAGAACTCTCAAAACGTCATTCAGCGGCACTGCTTGGGGTCAGTCAGGCAAGTGCAGATGCGGAAGGCCGCACCCGAATTGATTTTAGTATGCTTGAAGGTTCTAAAACAGGGAAGGCTGCAGAGGCTGATTTAATAATTGGTATAGGCAAGCATAGTGGTAATGGTGAGGATGATAATCCTGATCACACAAGGTTTATTAATATCAGTAAAAATAAACTATCGGGATATCATGGCTGTATTATCTGTAACATAGAACCAGAAATATCACGCTATGTTGAATAATGCCGA